AACTGCATATATTCTTGAATGCGTAAATTAAGTATCTGGTCAAGTAAAGGGTCAATGTTTTGACCTTCATCGCTTTTTAGGAATCTAGCTATTGTTGGTACGCCTACTTTAGGCTCATCAACAAAAGGTTTAATAGGCACTTGTTGAAGTACAAAAGGAATAACTTGCTCCATTTGCATGCCTTCTTCAAGAGCTATAGAAAACACTTCTTTTAACTTTGCAAGCTTGGTTTGCGCTAATTCTTCATCTATTGATTGCTCTTCTAAATCAACAGGAATATTGAAACATTGGAAAGCATAACGCCTAATGGATGGCGGCATTTCTGGATTTAGCACACCCAAGTTTAACGCATTTGCTAAGTCTTCTCTTTGCTCAGTTTGTGAGCGTGGCATCCATGAATTGGGTACAGCTATAATAATAAAATCTGCTGGAATATCACTGGCCTTAAACTCTTTTATTTCCAACTCCCCTAAACTACCAGTAAGAGGATAGTATCTAGGTGTATCCCAGTGTTTTTTTGCTAAATTTAGGGCTTGTTTGACGGTTTTAACGTCTACTTCGGCTTTGATAGCCAATACTAAGCCATTTAATGCTACCGCTGCATCATGGGTTAACTGTGCGGCTCTGGCTGTTTTGTTATCAACATCTGGCGCACCAGCTTCTAAGGAAAACGCGCCTGCTAACTCCAGCATGTTACGCTTGGTGGCTTCCATATAACCGCCAACCTCACCTGGTAAGGCTGCGGGCTGTAGTTGAAAGGCTACCTCGGCTAAACTTTGTCCGGGGAATAATTGCACAGGCACAGACATCCCTGGCTCATTTGGAAATTCCTCAAGCTTTACTGTCTCTTGGTCGTAAAGCATTGGTGGGGATGTTGCCCTCATTAAGTATTGGATCATTAATGAGTGCAAATCATTACTTAAATCTTGTAGCCCAATTAAGTCTTCTATTCCATCGCCATGAATACTGCCTGCAACAACAATGTTTATTCCATGCGTCCAGTGATTTTTTTTATCTTCGTTTCTTATATCAACCAAGTGACCGTTGACCCTACAGTAATACAAACCATCGGGACATTTATCTATTAACTTTTCACCCTTTTTTAGAGTGGCACCACTAACTAATTGCTCATCCCGTGGGCTTTCCCATTCCATGTACATTTCACGAGATAACCAAATTTGCTCATAAACACAGTAGTCGTCAGTCGCAGAAATGGATGAAAATATATCGTTACTGTTAGCTCCAGGAGAGGTTTCTAACTGCCGTTGCCATGTTAAGGCTATATCAGTTGATGATCCTGAAGTGAAACGTAATTTTGGGAATTTTGCTTTTATTAATTCTTTAGGGAGTAATCTTTTGCGTTTTAACCAAAGTGATTCTTCCAGATCTCTGGCATGTAGAGGTAAATCTATTTCTAAAGGATCAACGCACTCTAAAACAAAATCGCCACTAGGTACTTTTTTAGTACCTGCTTCCACTTGAATTTGTATTTGCTCAGGAGCAGCAAGATTTAATTCACTGTAACCACATTCAGGGCAATTTCCGTCATTGTTTTCTTCTATTGAGCCACTTACACCACAATTGGAGCATTCCCAAGATTCGTTACCTACTTGAATAGTTTGGATCTCAAAATTAGGCACTTCTTTTAATGCGCCTGCGTTTTCATCCCAATACAAGTATCTGTAGTATTCCCCAGATAATTTACAATATTTTGCTTCGCGCTGACTGAATAGAGTACCAAAGAGTTGCTCTTGTATACATTTAGCTATTTCATCAGCTAAATGCGCTCCTGACACCTGGTTTTCTTTTGGTGTGCGCGAGCGTACTTTGATTTCTGTTTTAGATTGCTGAAATTGCTTGACCGTGCGATCTACAAACTGTCTAACAAAGTTAACCGTGCGAAAATGGTCATCTGTGCCAGGCACCCATCTGTCTAATACTGGGCTATACGTACCACTTTGTTGATCACGATAATACGCATGGTTACGATAAATCTTAGCCTTACGTGCTATCTTAGCTGGCCTGTCTTCATTTTCAAGCCTATCAGCTAGTTTATTAAGAAATGGGCTTAAAGCCTCGCATAAAGGCTTTTGTCTTTCCGTTTGAGTTTTCTCATCCTCAAGCGGCAAGAAGTGCTTATCTTGTTGAGTTTGCGGATTAGAAACAATCACTGTACTTTAGCTGCTTTTCTGGCTGCTTCTCTAGCTTCTTGCAAACTGGTTATTGTCGCTAACTCTAATTCTTTAGCCTTACGATTAGCTATTTCTCTTGGTAACTCTAAAGGTTTTTGTGGATGTGATGGCAATTGTGGTGCTTGTGGCTTATTAATAGGTTGTACTCCATTGCGATGTAACAACCTATCAATAAAACTCTTTTTCTCTTCTTCCCATTTTAGCTTTTCGGCTTTGAAGTCGCTTCGCTCACGCTCTAACGCTAAACTCAATGACTCTATTTGCTTTTCAAGCTCTTTAGTATAAGAAAAACATCTTGCAATATTCATTACTCTGTTTGCTCACCTGAGCTTAAACTACTGTCTAAAGTAACAGGGGAAACAGCAGTGATTAACGCTAGTAACCCTGCAAATGTGCTAATGCCAGCTATAGAAGTATCTGTAAAAATAGCTGCTCCAGCTTGAGATACCTTACCTGTTGGAGGAGTACCAGGAGTACCAGCAGCACCAGTATCACTAAAAGTAGATACTGTGTCAGTAAAGTAAACATTTTGTCCGCCTGGTGATGTACCTCTGTATATCCTGTGCGTTGTCGCGCCTGTAATATTTGGATACGTTACAGTTATACTATCTGCGGTAGTAATAGCTAAACTTGACTCTTCGCTAGCTATTGACTCTCTACCTTGCTCATCAATAGCTGTTATCTTGTAATAATACGTGCCAGCCCCGGCAGTAAACCCGCTACCAGTACCAACAGCGGCTAAAGAAGTGATGGATGGCTTAGGAAATGGAGCAGCTAAATATCTAACTTGCTCTATAAGAGCGTTTAACTTGCGCCCTTCATTCTTTTCTTGAATTGCAACACTAGCATTGGTAATTTCTGTTTTTAGATTCTCAACAGTTGTAATAGCATCAATGATGCTGTCTTGCAAGGAAGTGTAAAAGGCTGTGTTTGTGCTTGGTGGCGCAGATGTCCCGACTAAAACAAAATCGCCTGCTCCATTGTCAGTAAAACCAGCAACAAATTGTGCAGCGGTACGAGCGTAGTAACCCGAAAAACTTCCTGAAGTGGTTGATCTGTAAACCCTATAACTTACCGCGCCTTTAACAGCAGTACCAGCAGGGACAACTATTTGATTGTCTGTCGTGCCTCCTGATAGGGTAACGCTTACCTGATTACCTGCTATGGTTTCATTGCCACTGGCATCAATAGCAGTAAATTTTAAATAGTAAGTACCATTAGCAAGATTAGATGTGCCGCCACCACCAGCCGCAGCGGTTGGTTGGGGAGGTATAGGAGTACCAAGCTTAATTTTTATACTATTAAACTTGTTAAGCATAATAATTATATTTCTTAAAATGTTTTGCTCTTGAATTGATACTAAACCCATGTTTTACTCCTTATCCTCTATACTCTCTTAGTGCAGCGGCCACACCAGATCTATTTCTAAAAGGTTTACCTCGTTTAGCTTCGATTTCTGAAGCTTGTTGGTCAAATTCGTCGGCTTCAGGTGAAGCCATTTCCGTTGCCATTTCTTCTGTTTCTGTAGGCTCTGTTGCAGCAACTTCCGGGTTTGCCTCTTCTGTTTCCATAGGTGTAGCATTAAGTTGCATTTGTGCGCCGCAACTAGGGCAAGCTATCATAGGCATGTTGTTACTTACTGGCATGTCCATCTTTTGTTACCTTCCTAAACTTATATTTGGTTTTTACGCGCTGAAAAAAATAATTACCAGGGGAGTCTGCTCCAACCAAAGCTTTATGTGTTTCAAGTGGTACGCCTTCATAACTGTAATGCCCACCGTTCTTAAAAATAATCTCTAAACTTTTGGATTTTTCGTCATAAGCTATAGATCTGATGTTGGAAGATTTAATGTCTGAGTGCTTCATAATACTCTCCTGCGACGTTGTTGCATCCAACTAAAGGCATTGCTTGGTTTTTCCGCCTTATTTATTTTGGTGGTCTGTATTTGCCTAGACAGATAGGCCATGCCCTTATCTTCGTTACTTTCCATCTGCTTGATGGTGTTAACTCTTAATTGCTCTGGAAGTTTTTGCTCTATTTTTTCGGTTTTGTTGGGCTTTACTGATCGAGGAAAAAAATAAGCAGCCAAACCCCTAAGAGCATCTATAGCGTCATCGTCTCGCTTATCTTCTGGTTTGTCAGCTTCTAAGCCACTTGCGTCAATCCTGTTGTGATACTGTGGTATTTCCCATCTTAAGCGGGCTAAACCTTTGGAATCTGTCCATTGTCTAACTGCAAGCTTCTTGTTGGAATCTACATAAAGATCGCCTTGCCTGTCTTCCACTATAAAAAACATTCGTGGCGCACCTTCTAAAGGTTGTCCAGTGCGAGGATCTTTTCTGAATGGATGAAGTTTAGTTTTATCTATAGCCAAGTATTCCTGTAATTCAGCTATTCCACCTAAAGAATCAGGTTTCCATTGGGTAAAACTAAGTCTTTCTCCAAGAGGTAATTCATATAAATAAGTATTTAATACGCCTGGTTGCTCGTGGGACATTACACTAATAGTCATCCTTGACTCTTCATTCCAAGCCTTTTGCGCCTCATTAATCATTCTAGCAACTTTACCAGGCCAAACTGGATCTGGTGCTTGGTGTTTATCTGTCCAATTAGGAGTAACTATTTCTCTGTAAATGAAGGCACAGTTAGCTAAATCGCTGTTGCTGTCTGGCCTAGTGGCAAAAACAGTTACACAAGGATGCCCCTGCGTTGTACCCCAGTCTTGACCACGCCCTAACGACCACTTAAGAGGAATACGAGGTTTGCCGTTTTGATCTCGTGCATCAGCACCAAAAAAGCTAGCAAACTCTGACCAAGTAATAATGTGATGTGTTTCTTTCCAGTCTGGGAATAATGCCCCTTGTGCTATTTGGGTAACATCGTGCTGGCACTCTGAAAGAAACGACTCTATGCCAATTTTGTCTATTAAATCTTGGCAAACTTCTAGTGAAGCTCCCGCCCAAGTAGGCTCGCCCGCAACAATTTTATGTCCTATACCAGTATCTTTTTGGGCGTAGTTGAAGTTTCTTAAAGCTGGATGCGGCCCTGACACAATTCTATCAGCTAAGAAATCTGCCCTACCATCTGCTAATTGGCTAAATATGCTATTTTTATGGATCAGGTTTTGTACCGCTAAAACGGTAACGTGTCTTGCCCCAGCAGGAATAATAGAGCGTGTTAAAATTTCAATCTTTTTCTTGGTTGCAGCAACTGAATCATGTTTACCATCAACGTCATCCACTACAATCAAATCTGGGCGTTTATCTTCAAACTTGATACCACGAGAAGCAGTATCTAAGCCCAACGCATCAATAATAAAACCACTTGCCGTAATTAAGCGGTTACGCCGCCAACCTTTAGCATTACCATAAATATTAACTTGCCTACTACCAAGATCAGGGTAGTAATAACCTATTAACTCAGACTCAAGCATTGATCCAATTGTTTGGACGTGCTTATCTGCTTGATCTTGCGTTTCACTAACATACAACACGTAATTGCGACTTTGCTTTGCACCAACAGCAACACAAGCTAACTCGGCACTTGTTGATTTTCCATGTCCACGACTCCAGATAGCAACAAAAGAGCGTGCAGGATAATACGGCTCTAAATGCCAAACCCATTCCCAAAATTCTTTATGATGATCCGCAAACTTGTAAACACAATACGTGTCAAAGTAGACTTCAAGCCAGTTTTCCCATGAAGATTGTATTTCTAAGGTTAAATCTACTTCTGTTTGAATCATGATTTAGCTTTTAGTAAAGCTAATTTGGCTTTCCTTGATTCAGCTATACGCGCTTGGTATTCTGAAACGCTACCACTCTCGGATCTGCTTGTAGGCTCACCACTTAACAGTTGACCTTTATCAACTAAAATACCGTAAGTGGTTGCAAGCTTTGCAGGATCGTTGCAATTCTCAAGAGTGTTTTCTAATCTTTCTAAAGTTTTCTTGGCTACTTCCCAGTTACCAACTTGAAGTATAGCTTTGGCTATCTTAGTTAAGTTTCTTACTTCATCATCAATAAACTCGCCCTTTGCCCAGTGTTTTACTGTCCTCAAAGGTATACCAGTATCTAGTGAGGTGCGTAAGGGACTGCCATTATTAGCTTCAAGAGAAGCTAGCACTGTAGCTTTCGTTTCTTTAGAGTGTTGCTTTCCGCGCATTAGTAAATAGGTGTGTGCCTGTCATCAATCTTTGGTTGTAAGTTACGCGCTAAGTAGTCAGCATCTTCTGGTGGCAAAAATGGAGGTCGATAAATAATTTTCGCTGCGATGACTGCGGCATTGCCTTTAATGCTTGCGCCTGTTGGTTGCTGTTTTTCCGCAAGTAAGCATACGCGACCGTACTCATCTGCTTGAGTGACAATAGCTATTGTATTTTTTATTTTAATACGGCGCGTGTTAGCAAACTTCGACCTTCTCGAAGCAGGATTTGCTCTCTTGTTTGACATTTTTCGTGATTAGAAACAGTTATTCTTAAGAGTTTTTTTGGGAGACATCAACCAGCCGAAACCAGGATATCGTATTTGGTTAGGTGTAAAAGACTCAGCAATGGAAGATACTGAGCCTCTTACTTAAAAACAGGAGAAATTGAAACTAGCGAATATGTAGCATCTATAGTAAAGCAAATAAATTATTTTATTGTCAAGCTTTTTATACTATTAGATCTATAGCATATCATTCTACTGCCACTAATAGCGAGTTTTGGCGCATTTACTAGTCGTCTTGGTAAAACCTCGCCATACTTAACAGTGCAGGAATTTGCATTTCTGGTTTCAACACAGAAAATAGCAATTTAGCACTATTTGCTTCGACTTTTTGCACCATTTCAGGCTGATTACTAACTTCAGCAATTCTTACCTTATTAAGCATACTGTTTATTTGTCTCTCGACGTAAGCTTGTTGTATTGGACTCAAAGCATCGTACTGTTTTTTCCAGTCTTTATTGCTTTCCAGTTGCTCAAGTAGATCCATCGCTTTCACATCTACTTTAAGATTATGCTCGAATACTTCCTTAGTTGGTAATACTGGACGTGAAAGAATCTTATCTTTTTTGACAGGATTATCCCCAAGCACCTCGATTTTTGCTTTATCCTTTACAATGTCTAAGTATTTTTGCAGTACCTTACCTTGCTTATCTGCATCTAGGCTATTAAACACATCACTTTTAGCTGCAAATTTGTATATTTCTTGTGCCTGTTTGCCTAAGTAACCTTGGTAATTAGATTTTTCTACTGCTGTCAAGGTTTTTACTTGGTCGTTTACCTTCAACTCTCTTGGAGCAGATGGTATATGATAATCTCGTGCTTGTCCTTTTGGTCTTTCCTCATAAATTCTTTTAGCCATTTCGCTTTCTGGGCTAGTTTGGTACTTATTCACTTTACCAGCCGTGATAAAACTATCTGCAAAGCCACCACCACCAGTAATGCGTTGCTTATCCTCCCCAAAGGCTGTCTTTTGTGGAGGTAAGTCTTTAGAATAAACGGGTAAAGCATCCTTAAGGTTATTTATCAAGGTTGTTTCTAAATCACCCGGCGCATCGACAATTCTTTTAGTATTATCTAAGTACGTCCTAGCTTGTCTTACAACTGCTGGTATAGGTCGAGTTGAAAGTTTTTTTGCTAAATTGGTTAGGTATCCTGAATTTGGATTATTTTCAGTTATCTGGGCTGCTTCCACTAGGCTTCTAATCAAAGGCACGTCATTTATAGTTGCAATACCTGATTCCGTAATTGCCTTTACAGTATTCCAAGCCCCACTTTGAGGTTTACCTTCTCTTTCTGCTT